GTAAGTCGATTGCTTGTTCGTGTTTGAGTATCTACGAATAACAAGCAAGTTGGCCCAGGGATATTTCAAAATACGGGTAACATAGTTCAAAGCAGTTGTCTTCGATTTCTTCGAACCACGGGATCCTTTGACGACACGATAAAGATTTCTCGATCGCCAGAACTGCCCGTATCCAGCTCCTACCATCTTCGGTAGGTCTACAACAATATCGTTCTGTTTAATCTGGTATGTCTGACTCATTCGCAAACACCACCGTTCCAGAAACGTCTGCCTCTACTTTATCAGTCCACATCTTATATCGCTTACCTAGTAACTCAAGAGCTTTATTTCTATCGCTATTCTTCGTCGGGTACTCGACAAGTTGAGGAATTTCGTTGTAGACTTTAACGGACTTACCACTCACAGGATCTAGTTTCAATTCAGCGACCTTAGTCGTGACTACTGTGGTTTCCATGGCTTGACCGGAAGCAATCTCTGACAGCATCAAAAGAATTTGTTTTTGCGTCAAGATTTTTTCATCCTGGAGCTCTTCCATTCGTTTTTCGATGTAATCAGAAATGTCATCTTTTGTCAACAGACGCTGTCCTTGGCTTCTAGCAGTCTTTTTACTATATCCTGCCTTAATAGCAGCATCTGTCGCGTTTGCGCTGATGATGTACTCGTCAGAGAATCTTTGTTGTTTTAAAGTCAATTTAGTGATTTTCCATCACCTCCACTTCTTAAAAATCAAAAAGCCACACGATTGTGTGACTTCATGTAAGACCTCTCATGAGAATAGCGGGAATTGCACCCACTGGCAACTATGCTGATTATGCATAGGTCTAGTACCTTATCTCTCCTATGAGAGACCTGTTATTCCCAAAAGTAAATAGACGGTAACTAAGATAGAAAATATAGAAGAAAACTAGAGGAGGCAAATCACCGTGCAACGTTATCTCGTACCGTCTATTCGATACTATCATAATATCACTTTAAAACTATCATTTACTATCATTATTATCAAAAGTGTTAGTAATTTCTTGAATAGCTTTATCCCTTGCCCGTTGTATCGTCGCATTACTGCAATTCAGCCTTCTTTGAACTTCATCCCAAGATAAACCATCGATATAGAGCAATCGCATCACAATGTTTTGAATCGGATCAATAAGATTTTCAATCGCTTTGATTAAGTCATCTTGCTCTTGATATTCTTGTTCTATCTTCTTATAGATTTCATTAATCTTATCAACCACTCTGATATTCATATCTTCAGTTCGATTATCATTCGATGGCGACTTAGGCATACTATCAAATGACTGCCCTTTAATCGTTCCAGACCTAAGGCTGATAATCTCATGATGTAAGGACTTTATTTTAACATTCACATAAGGCAATTTCTTCAAGCGTTTTTTTATATCAATCAAATAACTTCCCCCTTGTATAATACTTCACGCTTAATTCCTAATTTCTCACAAATGTCTCTTAGATAATACATTCTAGGTTTCATCTTTCCTTTTTCCCAATTAGAATAAGTCGTGATTGATACACCGAATTCGTCTGCAGCTTCATATAGTGTCAGCATCTTAGCATATCTCCACATCTTCAACTGCTGACCAAAGAATAACAATTCCTCTTTAGGTTTCATCTGGCAAATCCTCCTCTTTCACGAATGAACCATCAATCCAGCGACCTTTACGGTCTTTGATTTCTTGGTAAGCAAGTTCAAAGCATTCATCGAAATCATATCCAAGATTTTTTAGATAACCAATACAGCGTACTAGATTGTGTCTGCACATTAATTTACTAGCAAATCCTTGAGACAGTTGAAACTCACTAATATTTGCATTGATTGAGATAAAGCTTTCCATCACATCTTTCTTTCGGATACTATCAGACTCTTCAAAAATCTGATTGACATCTTCCTTGATAAGCAAGGCTAGACCGACAATCACGACTGCACAATCTCCGATGCTATCCTTGGTCACTTTCTCATTTTTCTTGAGATACCCAGCGCATAGCTCTCCAAACTCTTCACTGAGTTTGAGTGACTGCTTGTCTAATCGTCCACCGTTTTCTAAGTCACGATCAATAAACCATTGTTTTACGTTTTCTAGTGTGTTCATAATAACTCCTTTGCTATCACTTCAATAACATTTACGGTCACGCTATTGCCTGCTTGTTTATATAATTGACTGTTAGAGTTGACCTCTTGTGCCTTATCAAAAGCCCAATCTGGAAAACCTTGTAACCTCCAACATTCCCGAGGTGTCAGTTTCCTAATTCTGAAATCAGGCTCTACCACCCCTTGACTTTCTCCTGTCAATAAAGTGTTTGCTATCTGCTTACCTACTCGCCCTCTGCGTGTTTTAGAGTTTGGATGAGATAGATTTACACTATCTCCAATTTCTGCTTCAGCATATCCTTGCGAGGTTGCTTCTTTGACTCGGATTTTAGGTTCAAGACCACCGCCCCCCACGCAATTAAGACATGGAGAAATACCACTTATGTCGTATACTCTCCCTCTGTGAGGATTTCCACCGAAACTTTCTGTATCAATTAAATTACCTACTTGCTTGACTTTATTTTCAACGACCACTCCGTGTCTGTCTTGTGCCGTTAGCGTAAACATAGGCTCTCCGTCCGTTTTAAATCTTCTGCCGTTTTGTCTTTTATTCGCTCGGTCAGGTGTCAGCACGGGAATAGCGATTTGTTTAGGCTCTTTGTAATCTCTAGCGCAAAGCGTACCAACTAAACCGTTTGAGTCGTAAACAATACTGCCTGTCCCTTGACTTGTCCCATTCGGATTTTTAGTATTCCCTACTATTTCGATTTTTGACTGTTGATTATCAGATTTTGCATTTTCTCTGATGATAGGAAAAACCCTTCTGGTACGTCCTTCTCTAAGATGTCCGATAATGAACACTCGCTCCCGATTTTGAGGGACGGAGAAATTTTTGCTGTTAAGCACTTGCCATTCGACATCATACCCCAATCCATCAAGCGCTCCGAGGATTGTTTTAAAGGTATTTCCTCTGTCGTGGTTAAGGAGTCCTTTAACGTTTTCAAGAAAAAGATACTTGGGTTTAAGAATATCGGCAAATCGTGCAATTTCAAAGAAGAGAGTTCCTCTAGTGTCTTCAAATCCTCTTCTTGATCCAGCAATGCTAAAAGATTGACACGGGAAGCCCCCGCAAATAACGTCAACGTGTCCAATATTTCTGATTTCTTCGTCTGTAACTGTTGTAATATCATGTAATTCTATTTCTCCCTCTGTGTTGTGGATTGCTTTATAGCTTGCTCTTGCGAACTTGTCAATCTCGCAAAATCCTATACATTCATGGCCGGCGCTTCCCATCCCAAAACGAAATCCACCAATGCCAGCAAATAGATCTAAAAATTTCAAATATCCACCTCATTCCCAATTTCTGTATCATTATATTTTTCTTCACTCACCACGAAAACATTCCCATTTACCGTGATAGTGAATAGACTTCCGATTTTTCGTTTTTCTTCAACCTTGCCAGTAATCTGTGCCTTGCTATCAGCGTGATAGACTAGCAAGGGTTTCTGTGCTTCACGCTGCATAAATAATAAGCAAGTAGCGACAAGCGACCAAGCGAGAAGGATGCGAATTAGTGTGTGTTTCATTTTTCATTCTCCTTCGCATCATATTGCAAGCATACGAGACATTCATATAGTCCTCGCGCTTCCCTCTTGATATTAATTAACGATTGATTTCCCAGACTATCAGATTTCTTGATAATTTCTATCTTTAGATTTGAAATGGCAATAATAAATTCTTTTTCTTTTTTTAAACTTTCATTATCTATCATTCTTCCACTTCCTCGATCTACGCTTCCTTCAAATACTCATTAAAGACATCTTCATCAAGTATTCCGTTTTCAATTAAATTTTCAACTGCAATTTCAATTTTAATCAAACGATTTAATTCTTTGTTAGGTAATGTAGCCATAATAACTTCTTCCATCACTCCACCTCAATTCCTATGTCCCTTAATTCATCCAAATACATTTCTATTCGTTTTTCTATCGCATTGGTTATCATCTCTGACAATTCACTATCTGCTTCAATTTTCTCGTTATACACGCCGTAAGAACTTTTTAAGAAATATTTTCGCTCAGTTTTAGTGATGTCCAAAATCCCCCAACATTTTTTTTTAATTCTTAGAAATTCTTTAAGACGTTGAATTTTAGATTTCAATATATAAGCACGTTCTATGTTTTCTTTCTTCATCTACTCCACCTCCAAAAGTTCTGGGTTTTCGTAGCTTACATCTAAAAATTTTCCTAGCCATTCAATAATTTCACGACTAGGTAACTTGTCTTTCTTTCTGTTGACGCAATAGTTTGCAACAACGGAATCTAAAAAACTTCTGCTACTATTAAAATTTGGATGTGCTAAAATATGTTTTTTTAATCTTTCAGCAATTGATGTGTTCGGAACATAGACCAATTGTTTTTTTATGTGATTATAAAATCTTTTTGCATCACTCATTTCATCAACCCTTTCAGTTGTTTTCTAACAAGGCTTACCTTAGGAAAATCTGCTATCGATTTATTCCCATTTATGACAATAAATTTCCTTAACATTTTAGGATTTTGATGTATCATCTCTAATGCTTGCTCAAAATTCAATTTTCTAATTTGGCTCATATAATGTCCTGAACAAAATTCAAAATTATTAATAAAACATTGTTTGATGAGTTCATCCGTCCATGATTTTTTCACTTCATAATTTTTTCCTAAAAAATCAAGCTCTTCTTCCACTTTTTGTAAAAGTTGATTTTTAGGATTCGTGCTTATAATTATCATAATTGCTCCTTGTTTTCGTAGATGTTGCCGATAACTTCGAAATTTCCACCATGCGAAAAATTAGACATATAATCAACATTCCAGCGGTCATCGTGTGGTTTCAAACGATAACTTCCTTTTTCGTTATCATAAAAAACAGTATAAGGACTATCAAGAACCAGAACTATGTCCCCTTCAAAGATTTCCTTTCCGTTTTTATCAAAGAGACAAGTTGATTGCATGATAACTAGATGATCAACAAAAATATAATCTGGACTGGAAGTGACAAAATCTTGTTCGACCACTACCACTTGCCCGCTTTCTGTTACTGCAAAAGTGTCCTTAAACATTTTTTTCTTAACGCTATCCCACGCTCTAAATTTTGGTATCATTCTATTACCTCCTCAAGTTCAATTCCTGGGCAATCGAGCACCCAGCCAAACCCAGCTTCTTCTAGTTCTTTGCGGGTGTGGTGTGTGCCATAAAGTGAGTTTTCTTCACGGTCTGAGAAAAGCCATTTGTTTGAATGTTTCTCACGGTTCAAAGTTTCGTGATTTCCACAAATACCTTTTATCTTGACCCGATACCGCTTCTCTTTCTCGACCTCGTAGCCATCAAGCCATGCTCGAGCAACTTTGTTGTAAGCATCCTGTTCATTCATCAACCACTCATTGTATTGTTTGTTGAAGTTTTTTTCTCTAAGCGCATCATATAATGTAGCGTTCTGTCCCTTGTAATACTCGATAATTTCCGCCACAAACTGCGGAATCTTTACTTGATTCAACTCACGTCGAATCTTATCAGCATCCTTCAATTGATTACCAACCCACTCTCCATCGAACTTGCCCTGCTCGTAACCTTCACGCCATTTTGCATGACAAAAATCTTGTTCAAATTCGCTCATGATAGCCTTCAGCCAAACTTCACGATCATGCAATGGCAATTCTCGCAATCGAGCTAGTATGTTCTTGACATAACGAGGCGCTTCGTCTGCGTGACCTGTTTCTGGTTCGTCTAGTTTAGAAACAAGTTCTATTATCGCGTCTATCTCAATATATTTTACTTTGTTTCCAAAAATTTTTTTTAAGCATTCTATCCGTTCAATCAATTCTTTTTTATTCATCTTCCAACTCCTTCAATTGTTCTTCGTATTCTTTAATTTTCTTCCTCCAAAAGTCACATTCAGCAGCTCTCATGTGTGCCGCTGACTTCTGACTTGGTTTCTTCAGTTCTTCAGCTTTAGCTTCTGCCTGCTCGATTGAATGTTCTAGCGATTCAATCATTTGTTGTTTTAAATTCATTTGTCCGTCCATTCTACGACACCTGAAATAACACAATTTCTACTTACACGACACGCAAGCGTTTCAGTATTAAAAATCCCATGTGTTGTTTCAATGTAACTTTCGTATATATTTTTAATTTGAACAATACTGTGAAAATTTCCGTTGTTTAAGATTTTCACAAAATCACCGACTTTAAGATTCATTTACTATCTCCAGCGCTTCTTTTAAACTGCGAGCAACTCCTGCTAGTGCACCTCGTTGCTTGACTACTTCAATAAATTTTTCTTGAGCTGGTCGAACACGACCTTTTTCATTCTTAACTTCGATATAAAAAATCTGTCCATCTGATCTAAAACCATATAGGTCTGGATGTCCTTTTGGTAGTCCAGTATCAAACCATCTTCCATCCATCATTTTGACTTTTCCAACATTCGTACGAAAAATCATGTGTCCCGCTTTAGTCAATCCAACTCTAATTTCATTCTGTACTTCTTGTTCTGACTTCAAATTACCTCCTTTTGTTACCGCATTTTATTTTTAAAAAAGTAACCGACAAAACTCAGTCATATCAATGGTTTTCACTATTTTTTTACCTCAAGGTTACCGTTACAATTACCTTTTCTCTTTATATATATTTTATTTATTTACATAAATGCTATATT